GGGGAATGCGGCCCGCGATAATTTTCTAGAAATCCAAAATCGTAAATGGGAAACCCAGACGACCAGTACATAGACCACGGTTATGAGCTGGTCAAGGAGAAAGCTCGCCGTGAACGCATCCTGGCGGATCGCGATCAGATGGAGCTGGATCTGGTTCGCGGGAATGTGGTTGTCCGGGACGATGTGCACAAAGCCGCCTTCGAGTCATCCCGCAAGCTCAGGGACTCTTTGCACTCAATGTGTAAACAGCTTTCCCCGCAGCTATCATCCTTGACCAATCCACGAGAGATAGAGGACCTGTTGCTCGACGAATTAAATCAGAGACTTGAGGACTATATAAACTCGTGCGCCTAATTACCAAGATTGCCCATTCGTCCACGCTTCATAGCCTGGATGGCGGAGACACTTTCCTCAAAGCCATTGCCGAAGGACTCCTCCCAGACCCTTCCCTGCCGCTTGACGCTTGGTCGGATCGTTACATGGTTATCCCGCGGTCGTCTGGTGCCAGCGAGTACGGAAAGTACAGCACTGCGCGCACGCCACACGCCCGCCATATAATGCAATCACTATCTGTGCGCCATCCATCTAGGCGGGTTGTGCTCATGGCTGCATCACAGATGCTCAAAACTCAGGTTGCCCTTAACTGGTTTTGTTATATCGTACATCAGCATCCAAGTAATCTATTATGGCTGATGCCAACAGGAAAGCTGCAGAAGCGCATCGCCCAAAGGATCGATAAGACCGTTGCCGCTGTTGATGTGATAACTCGCCGTGTAGCTCCACCAGGTAGTAGGCTGGCTACCAACAGCCAAGATATCAAAATGTTTGACGGAGGCACTCTGTATATAGCCACGGCTGGTAGCGCTGCTAACTTGGCGGAGGTGCCTGCGCGCTTTGTGAGCTTTGATGAGATCGACAGAGCCGAGCTGTCAGTGGACGGAGAAGGGGATCCGGTAAAGCTGGCAGAGGGCAGACAGACAACGCACGGGGAGAAGGCCAAGAGCTATTACTATTCAAGCCCTACGATCAAGGGAGAGAGCCGCATAGAGCGACTGTATGATGAGGGCACGCAAAGACGAGCGCTGGCCGAATGCGTTCATTGTGGGCACGCACAAGAGCTTCTGTTTGAGCGCCTTACCGTTATAGAGGGAAAGGCCGCGGCGTATCCATGCGAAGCGTGCGGCGCGCTACATTATGATCACGACAAAGGGCGGATGTTTGCTAATGGATTGTGGTCTGATGCCGTGCAAGAGTCCACGACGGAAAGTTATCATATAAGCGCCATGTATCAACCGCATGGATGGCTGACATGGTACGACTTGCACGCGCAATATACAGAGGCTCACCAGGACATGGAGATGCGCTCGCTTGATGACCAGATGGTTGTGTTCTACAACACCAGGCTGGCCAAGTCGTGGTCGCGAACTAAGGTTGTTGCACAGCACAAGGACCTGATGAGTCGTGCGTTGAATTATCCTATGCGTACAGCACCGGACGGCGTGCTGTTTGTTACGGCTGGCGTAGATACCCAAGACAACCGGCTGGCTGTCCAGCTTGTTGGGTGGGGGATAGATTGCCGAGCGTGGGTGCTGGACTACATAGAATTCATGGGGGACCCTCAAGAGCGCGAGGTGTGGGATCAGCTGGCAGAATACATTAACCACGGTGTTATCTCATTTGATGATCAATATTTGCGTATCGCTGTTACCGCAATTGATTATGGAGGGCACAGAGGCGAAGCCGTTAAAAACTTTTGCCGCAGTAAGCGCATAGCAAATGCCATCCCAATACGAGGATCAAGTACTCGCACTGCTCCAGCGTTATCTCGCGGATCCAAGCTTGATGTGACTTGGAAGGGAGCGGTTGATAAGCGTAGCGTTGTGGCGTATCAGGTTGGCACCAATACGCTAAAAGATATGATATTCGCCAAGTTGGCTGGAGATGCAGGCCGCGAGGAGCACATGATCGAATTTTGCGCAGGACTGCCGGATGAGTATTACCATGGCGTGCTGTCTGAGGTGTACGACTACAAGAAGAAAGCGTACATACCAAAGCCCGGAATACGGAACGAGCCACTGGACACGCTGGTATATGCATGCGTGGCAACCTACCACGCAAACCTAAGACTACACAGAAAAACAGAGAAAGAATGGTCAAAGGAAATGCCGGACTACCAGGACAGTGCAGTTACTGTTAATAAACAATCGCGAACCGCATCAGATAATGGTAATATGTTAGAGGATAAGCGCGCAAGACTGCGCGAAGCAGCAAGAGAGCGGAGGGGCAGACGTGGCATTTGATCAGGCGGCTATTGATGCACTAGACAAGGCGATAGTATCGGGCGTGCTTAGCGTTAGCTATGGTGGGCGTACTATTACCTATAGGAGCACTGCAGACCTTATCAAAGCTCGCGAATTAGCAGTACTAGAGACCGCTCCCAAACGCTCAAACACAGGGTATATCTCCAGGGCGCGCCGTGGCACGTAGATCATATGATGCAGCGCAGCTGGGCCGCAAGGCTGGCAACTGGACTCCGGTAAATGGATCTGCTGACTCGCAGATCAAGCCGTCGCTATCGCGAATAAGAGCAAGATCATCGGATCTTGTACGCAACGACAGCAACACTAAAAAAGCATTGTCCTCATGGGGCAGCCATATAATCGGGACAGGTATTGTTGCTGATTTTGGCAATAAAAGAGCACAAAAAGCATTCGATGCATGGACAAAAGTATGTGATTTTGACCAGGATCTGGACTTTTACGGACTGCAATTACTGATTGCCAAGACCGAGTGGACAGCCGGGGAGTGCCTCATACGCTTGATTATTGTTAATGATCCTGTGAACCCATTGCGCTTGCAGGCGCTTGCACCAGATTACTTGGATGATACGCTCAACAAAAACCCTGATAAGGCAGGCTCCTACATATCTGGCGGGATAGAATACAGCGCAGCTGGGCAACGCGTTGCCTACTGGATATACCAAAACCACCCAAACGATAATTTCTTCGGCTCACGCAAATCAATCCGCGTTCCGGCCGAAGAGATTATCCATTTTTTTGAAAAGACAATGCCTGGTCAGACTCGTGGGGTGCCACATACGGCGGCCTCCATGATGGACGCGCGAGATCTTGGAGACTATGACGGTGCGACGCTCGATCGCAAGATAGCAGAGTCTAATATCGTTGCGTTTGTTACCACCGATCAGCCGGACGACGACGAAATAAAGCTTGGCAAGGACGATGGAGCGGGTAATGAGGAGATGGCACCAGGGATGGTAAAATATCTGCGCGATGGGCAGGACGTAAAATTTAACAACCCTACCGCCAGCAATGACGGTGAGTTCGTGGCCCGCAAAAAGCACGATATAGCCGCAGGGTATGGCGTCACCTATGAGATGATGACCGGTGACCTTGCAAAGGTAAATTATTCTTCGATCCGCAAGGGGATGTCTGAGTTCCGTCGTACCGCCGAGCAGTATCAGTGGTTATGTTTTATACCTTGTTTCCTCGAGCGAGTCGTGGCCGCATGGATCAAGAGCATGACGCCAATCGTCAAGGCCGATATCCAGGTATCGTGGACAACGCCAAAAATTGAAATGGACGACCCCAAGAAAGATGGAGACTTCGAGCAGGTTGAAATCGCATCAGGCCTTAAGTCTTGGTCTAAGGCTGTGAGGACCCGTGGCGAAGATCCTGATGCCGTGTTCGCAGAACTTATGGCGGACGTGGAGAGGTTTAAAGCCGCAGGTATACCATACCCGGGGCAAGCGCCAGCGCCAACGCCCGCAGAAGCACAGCCAGAAGATGACGCGCAGGACGAAGAAGCAGACAAAGCAGACGAGGAAAAAGAAGATGACAAAAAAGACGAATGATGGCATGAAGGATAACCTAATGACCAGGTCGGCCAGCCTGGTGCGTGCGGATGAGTCGGCGCGAGCAGAAGGGGAGAACATGACTTTCTCGTTTTCGTTTTCGTCGGAGGCTCCTGTTGTCCGTTATGATTTCTGGACCGATGAGCGGTGGATAGAGGTTTTAGGACATGGAGATGCCGAGGTTGACCTGTCAAGATTAAACAGCGGGGCGCCTGTGCTGCTCAACCACAGTATTGATGTGAGCCGCATTAACTCGGTAGGAGTCACCACTGGAGCACGCATTGAGAACGGACGAGGCGTGGTTGATGTAAAGATGTCACGTAGAGATGATGTGTCGGGGATACTGACCGATATCAAAGATGGCATCCTGCCAAATGTTTCAGTTGGATATCGAATACTTGAGCGCACGTTGATTAAGGAGTCGCCAGACGGGCCGCCAACTTACAGGGTTACAAAGTGGGAACCGCTTGAGGTAACACTGGCCGACGTGCCAGCGGATGCAACAGTCGGGATTGGAAGAAATTTAAATTTAGATGAGGTAACTATGACTACGAAAAAACCAGAAGCAGCCGCTGCAGAACATGACGGCGGAACAATTGAAAACAGAGCAGCACCAGCGCAAGATCCAGTAGACACCAAAGCACTGCACGCGGAAGCCACCGGCGCAGAGCGCAAACGCATTAACGATATAATCACTCTCAGCCGCACGCTTGACCTTGGGCAAGAGTTTTGCGATAAGTCTATAGAGGATGGGCTATCCATCGATGCTGCTCGCGCAATTGCGATTGAGCGCATTGCTGAAAAGCAAAGCAAGCCACCGAAGAAACCACACGATCCAATCGAAACTCTGCGCGATGAAACAGAAACGCGCAACATGTTGATCGAGAATGCGCTGCTGCATAGAGCATCCAGCAGTTTTAAGCTGGATGATGGGGCGCGTAGTTATATGGGGTACTCGCTGACAGAGATAGCCAGGTCGATCCTTGAGTCCGAAGGCGTTAACACACGGGGGATGGACAAGTTACAGCTAGCAGGCGCGGCATTTAACGGATCGCGGTCTATGATGGGCACGTCTGATTTTGTAAATATCTTGTCTAATATTGCTAACAAATTCCTGCGCAGAGGATATGAGGCGGCTCCAAGGACTTTTACGAGCTGGGCCAGACAAGAATCGATCAATGATTTCCGCGAAGTTACTCGCGCGCAGTTGTCTGATGGGCCAAAACTTGAGAAGGTTAACGAGGGAGGAGAATTCAAGCGCGGCACATTAACAGACGGCGCAGAATCCTATCGCTTGGTGACCGTAGGTAAGATTTTAGCAGTCACCAGGCAAGCTATTATCAATGATGATCTGCAGGCGTTTACACGTATCCCTCAAATTTTTTCCACGTCCGGAGCGCAGTCTGAGAGTGATGCTGTATATGACATCATAACCAGCAATGCGCTTATGGCGGACGGCAAGGGTATTTTCCACGCCGACCACAAAAACCTGACAAGCACGGGGACAGTTATTAGTCAAACTAGCCTTGGGGTCGCCCGCGCGATGATGCGTAAGCAGACCGCTCCACAGGGTACCGTGCTTAATCTCAGCCCCGCAATCTTGCTCGTGCCCGCGGCCTTAGAGACCGTAGCAAACAACATGGTTAGCAACAACTATGTGGCCGCCACGCAGTCTGACCAAAACCAATTTGGCGGGCTAAGAGTGGTTGTTGAGCCGCGCCTTGACATTGCTAATGACAAGTCGTGGTATCTAATCGCGGACTCCAGCATGATAGATACAGTAGAGTATGCCTACCTATCTGGCAATTCTGGTGTGTATCTAGAGTCTAGAGTTGGGTTTGACGTGGATGGCGTTGAGCTTAAGGCCAGACTTGACTTCGGGGCGAAAGCTATTGATTACCGTGGTATGTACAAAAACGTAGGAGCGTAAACAATGTTAAATTATATTCAGCCAGGGAAAACCATCACAATGACCCCGGGAGTAGATGTCGCTAGCGGTGTTGGATTCATCGCCGGTAACTTGTTCGGAGTTGCGACCAATGATGTGGCAAGCGGAACGGAAGGAGAATTTTTGACTGAGGGAGTGGTCCGCATCGCCAAGGTCTTAACGTTGACGATCAATGTTGGAGATCGTGTTTTCTGGAATGTCGGAACTAAAAATGTAGACAAGACGGCTACCGCCAAAGTTAACGTGGGCGTGTGCGTTGTCGGCGCTGCATCAGCTGATGCCACTGTCGTCATTAAGCTCGGAGCTACCGTACCAGCTGGCACCTGATGTTTAGAGAATTGGAGATTGCCGGGAATGAGCTTGTTATGGAACAGCTGAGTAACAAGATCATGCTGATCAATGATTCCCCCGTTCCCGGCATCTTTGATAACTTTTATATGGAGTCTGACCTGGTGGAGTCCGCTAACCCGGTCTTTACCTGCAAGTCCGGACTTGTCGTGGATGTATGCAAGCGCGACTTGGTGGAGGAGCAGGAGGACGGGCGCAGGATGTACGAGATTGTAAGCTTGCAGCCCGATGAGATTGGTTTTACTCGTATAGAGCTGAGGCTGTTATGCACATAAGGACGCAGATACGCAAGGAGGCGGGCAGAAGGCTTGAGACTCTAGGCATATGGGTATACGACAGCCGGGTTGACTCGTTGTCACAGCGTGAGCTGCCAGGCATCATTATATCCACGCCATCTGAGAGCCGGGAGCCATGGCTTGATAAGTCCAGCACTTATACAGTGACATTGATCGTTGATATCCGTGTGGCGTCTAGTGATGAGACGGCTGCCCAGTTAGATTTTTATTCTATGATGGCGGAAAAGGCTTTGTCAGGATTCCCAGTTGCAGCGATTTTAGGCAGGACTGATATTGATATTATTGGAGCTGGGGAGGTTCCTGTTGGTGTTTGCTCGATGAGTTATACAATAACGATTCCGGGCGTATCTCAGCCCGATGACAAGATAATTTAGGAGGTGCCAAATGGCATTTGTATTAATTGATACAAAAATCGAGATGCAGTCTGCTCTGGCTGCGCCTATTAACATTACTGGCATCAGCAAAGCGGCTGAAGCTGTGATTACCTGCGCCAATTCATTCACTACCGGAGACATTATCGTTATTGACGGGGTCGGTGGGATGGTGCAGATTAACGGATACGCTGTGCGGGTAAAGACTGCAACGGGATCTACGTTTACCGCCGAAGGCCTGGATTCCACTAACTTCTCTTCGTGGGTTTCAGGGGGCACGGCATCCAAGGTTACGGCTTTCTTGGCTTTTGACAATGCGTCAGGCTTTAATATGCCGGATCCTCCATTGAGCAAAGAGGATGCTACGCCTATCAGCGCGCTGGAGCGCGTAGAGCTTGCAGGGCTGCAAGATGCCTTCAGCGCAGAGATACCGCTGTTTGCGTCTCCGATGTCTGCACATATGGTTGAAGCCAGGAAAGCGAGATCAGAAGGAAAAACTAGGGCCTTTAAGATCACGACCAGGCCAGGGAACGTAGCCATTATTAACGCGGAGGTATCCGGTGGCGCTGGCATGGATGGCACAGCTGGCTCAGTTGCTACTGGTAACCTGTCGCTGACATTGAAACGTGCGCCACAGTGGTTTGCGTCATAGTATGAATATCGCAGATAAGATCCGGGAATCCCGGAAGATAACCGTCAAGCTTGATGCTGGCGTGGAGTTCTACGCGCATCGGCTGACGGTTGAGGGCGCGGTCAAGTACCACCAGGGGATGACTGATACAGACCTGTGTCGCCAACAGGTATTTGGTTGGAGCGGGATCACGTCTAACATGCTATGTGGTGATGGTGGCACTGAGCCGGTGCCATTTGACCAAGAGCTGTTTGATCTCGCTATAGGGGATAATCCTGAGTGGTGGGCCGCCATTGCAGAGCAGGTTAGTAAGTACTCTATGGATCGGATGGTGCAGATCGCGGAAAGTAAAAAAAAATCGATGAAAGGTTAGAATACAGTCAGTACGCTGCCATGCTCCCAGCTGGCAGCAACTTACTGCCACCAGATCCCGATTTTGCTATGGCGGTGGAGGCATGGAACCTCATGAACGGGTCGATAGACTGGCATGCGCTTGATACTGTGGCGGCTTATATCGGGGCAAATGATCCTGAGGTTTTGATCGCCAATCTACTAACAATCAGAGCCTTTAAGGTGCGGACAAATGGCTAAGACTACGATTGATATAGTTGCAAACGATCGAACTGCTAGAGCGTTTAATGCAGTGCGCGAACGTGTGGCCGGTCTTACTGGCACGATGAACACGCTCGCGGCCGGCGTCTCTGCTGTCGCTGGATCCATTGGATTGCTGTCTCTGGGTGCTAAGGCTATGGGCATATTGCAAGCCCAGGATGATCTTATCAAGCTTGCGCGCGCTGCAGGTATCACCATTGAGTCTATGGCGGGACTGCAACTTGTCTTTGAGCAATCGGGGGCGAGCGTGGAAGAGGGCGCGAAGGCGCTGCAACTGTTTTCGGCCATAATAGATGATGCCGCAAACGGGTCTACGTCCGCCAGCGATAAGCTCAAGCGACTCAACTTAGATTTTAAAGAGTTAAAAACACTCAGCCCTGAAGAGCAGTTTATAAAACTTTCTGGCGCGTTGAGCAAGTTATCTGAAGCAGATAGATCAGTAGCAACCATTGACTTGCTTGGCGCTCGCATGGGCAAGCTGGCAAGTGTTTTTACCTTGACCGAAGACGCAATGCGGGAGTATATCGAGGAGGGCAAACGATTAAACCCGGTAACGCAGGAGTCCGCTGAGGCCGCTGAGCTATTTAACGACTCATTAGATACGATCAAGCGCACATTTAGCACTGGCTTGATCGCCTTAACTGGCGAGTATGCCGGGCAAGTTGCTAATCTGGCGTCCAGGTTATCGGATGCGGTCAAGCAAGCAGGTCTGTTCGGTGGCGTGTGGAAGGTGCTAAAGGATTCCATCACTGGCGGCAGACTCACAGAGCTGCAGGACGAGATCACTAAGAGTTCGCAACAGATTGATTCTCTGCGCAAAAAGATTGTTGATGTAAATAATAGATCTGAGTTTTTTACATCAAAATCCGAAAAGGCCACCATCGTTGCTAGGCTAGAGTCTGATATTGATTCCACCAGGTCCAAGATGCAGGTGCTCAACGCGGAGCTGATCAAGATCGGACAGGCTGAGCAAGATGCATTTAATGCTGGCAATGCTCCCAAAGCAAAATTTGATCTGCCCACCATACCAGAAGATAAAGGTGCGGAGAAGCGCGCAAAGGTTGTAAAAGACTCAATCTCAGACGCGCAAAGATTTATCAATGCGCTGAAAGAGCAGGCCAATGCCATTGGCAAAACAAGCGAGGAGCTGCTCGTGGAGCGAGCTGCCATGCTTGGCGTTAGTGACGCAGCCGGTACATACATACAGCAAATCACCGCTGGCAAGGAAGCAGAGAAAGAAGCCGCTGAAGCAGTCAAGGCGAGGGAAAAAGCATTATCAGACATAGAGCAGGTATTGATCAGCGTTATGACACCGCAAGAAAAATTTTACGCTAGACTGCAAGAGCTTGATGCATTGCTCGAGCAGGGCCTGAGCTTTGACAAGTACAGTAAGGCGCTGAAGCTGGCAAATGATGAGATGGTGGGGCTTGGTGACAAAACGACAGAGCAATTCGACCGCCTGCAGGACGCAGTCAATAACTGGGGCCGACGTAGCGCTGATGCGTTTGCTGAGTTCGCGGTATCCGGCAAATCATCTATAAAAGACTTGGCCTCGACTGTGATAAAAGAGATGATAGCCATGGCCGCCATGGAAAAGGTGATCCGCCCTTTGACAAAAGCGTTCAGCGATCTTGCGGACGGCTTCGGTGGATTTAGTTTTGGAGGAGGCAAATCATCACCGATACCGATACCGATACCAGGATTTAAACCCAGCGGGCGCGCTCGCGGTGGTCCTGTCTCGGCTGGCGGAATCTACGAGGTAAACGAAAACAACACTCCTGAGCTGCTTAATGCCGGGCAAAAGCAATTTTTGCTCATGCCACAATCACAGAGCGGATCAGTCACGCCGGTTGCTATGGGCGGTGGAGGTGGCGGTGCATCAGGCGCCAGCGGCGGGTCGGGTGGCGGCGGAAACATAACGGTAAACGTGATAGAATCACCCGGTAAAGGCGGGCAAGTCGAACAAAGACAAGGGACGCAAGGCAAGGAGATAGATGTGTATATTGACGAGATGGTGGCGCGCAAGCAGGCAAGCCGCGGCTCAGCAAGCAATAAGAGTATGCGGCAAAACTTCGGGGCACAAGAGCAGTTAATCAGGAGGTAGGATGGCTATACCAGTTTGGCCGCTGACATTGCCGCAAGAGTTGATGATTGCAGGGTACGCACGCAGCGCGCCAGACAATCGCATAGAGTCACAGATGGATGTCGGGCCTGGCAAGATCAGGCGGCGCACAACTTCCGCGCCATCCAAGTTTAGCGGAACACTTAAAATGGATCGTGCTAAACTGGCAATATTCGCCCAGTTTTATTTGGTCACCACACAATCAGGCGTGCTACGCTTTAGCTGGACGGATCCAGATACCGGAGCGGCTGTTGAAATGCGTTTCGCAGAGGTGCCCAGCTGGACTAAACCGGGCCTGTTTTATGATGTGGCTCTTAGCCTTGAGATACTTCCATGATTTTGGCGTGTGCTGCTCCGTCGCATATGTCGCTGATCAAAGCAATGTCGCCAAATTCATTTAGTTCTATGGTGTCTTCGCTGTATTCAACTTCGTCTATTATCACGTCTAGGCCAAGTTCTTCAGCTGCGCGGATTCTGTGGCAGCCTTCCAACGCGGCGAATAAGTCCAAGTGCTCGAGCCACACTGCTTTGATTGTTGGTGCTCCCAATACTGACATTTCTGATTTTACTGATTCGAGTTTTTCTTCGTCGAAGTATTTGTGTAAGAGTGCGATTTTCATTTTAGGCTCCTTGTTGTTTGATTGATGAGTCCATTGTATACATATTATTAACTGCTGTCAACATTTATTTGCAAGTATTTGACACATGACGATCATATCGCTAAACTTCCGGCAGGCCGCGTACGCGTCCGAAACCGGGCGCGTGCCAATAGCGCTGCTTACCATCACGCATCCTGACATGGCCGAGACGCTGTATATATCAGCCGATCCCACCATGCGTATAACTGCCTCGTCTGTGGGAGTTATTTACGGTACGGTTTCCAGGGGCAATAATTACGTGTTTTTGCCAATGACGCTCAAGCTGCCAGATGATGATGATGCAGGAGGAGGGCAGATGACACTAGAGCTTGATAATATTGGTCGGGAGATGACGCAGGCAATCCGCGCGGTGGCAACCCCGGCTAAGGTTAAAATAGAGTTTGTCATGGACAACGCACTCGACACGGTAGACGTACTTTTCCCGGAGTATATGATCAGCACTATCAGCTACAATGCGGCCACCATATCAATGGCACTGGTGGTTGATGATCTCACCAGGGAGCCATTCCCGGGATTAATGGCAACTCCTGGGACAACCCCGGGGATTTTTGCATGACGGCGTGGACTGACAAGTATATAGGGGTCCCATTTTTGGCGGACGGGAGAGGCATGGATGGACTGGACTGTTGGGGTTTGGTATGTCAGATATACCAGCAAGAGCTAGGCATTGCCATTCCGAGCTATGACGGGGTTTTTAATGATCGCACGCCGGTAAAATACATAGAGATAGCCAGCCTGATGACTGCGCAGCGCAATATATGGCGCAAGGTAGACGGACGACTAAATGAGTTTGACATGGTGTCACTGCGCACTGGCAGGCATGCGTTTCATGTCGGCATAATGATTGACTCTTCGAGATTTATCCATTGTGATAACCCTTGCGGGGTAACGATCGAGACCATTGCATCCCCATTATGGAGGGAGCGGGTTAACGAGGTCGTGCGGCATCCATCAATGGAGATATATGCAACAGCTACCAGTTAAGATCGCGCCAGCGCCTTTTGCCAAGCCAGTAGAGCTTGGAGTTCCAGCTGGCAGTACGATCAATGACATAGTACGTCTGGCAAATGATGACGCAGGGATACCGCAGATACTGCGGACTGGCAACTACGACGTGATGGTAGATGGCGAGTACTTGCCGCGCGGATCGTGGGAGTATATGCCGAGAGTCGGGCAATCTGTCGAGGTATATATGCCGGTTCGAGGCGGCGGAAAATCACCGCTGCGCATATTGCTAACTATGGCCTTGGTGTTCGCTACTCCTTTTATCCCGGAAATTACTATACCTTTACTGTCGGTGGAAATCTCTGCCGGGATCGCTGCAGCAGTAGTTGGTTTTGTAGGTATGATGCTGATCAATGCAATTGCTCCAATACGCCCACCAAAAGCGCAAAAACAGGACTCGCCAACATACCAGATAACCGGGGCACGCAACCAACTTGCGCCATACTCGCCAGTAATGGTGGTGCTAGGCAAGCACAGGGTTTTCCCATCGCTGGGTGCAAAATATTACACTGAGATAGTCGACGACGACGAGTACATGCGCGTCCTGTTGTATATGGCTGGGCCGGTAAAGATTGACGACATACGGATAGGCGACACTCCCATTGCGTCCTACCCAGGATTTGACGACGGCACGTCATCGGTAGAGGTGCGCGAGGGATGGGAGCATGACGCTCCAATTACGATCGTTCCGAATGTTGTCCACCAAGACAGGTTCGACGCGCTGCTGGAAAACTCTGCCGGGTACGTAGACCGCACGTTAGCGGCTGGCTATGATGAGGTTGCTGTTGATATCGCATTCCCGCAGGGGCTTGTGCATTACAACAAAAAAGGCAAAAAGACAAGCGTAACGATAGATATAAAGGTCAGGTGGCGCGAGCATGGATCTGGACCGTGGAATGACTTTGATACTATCAGGACGTACTCTGGGATAAGCAAGGCTAAGTCGGAGCTGTATACTGGAGGATGGGCAGTCGTGTTGCCAGGCATGGGTGGAGCTGTTGAAATCCATCCAGGCAGTGCTGGCGGAAGTATGCCAGGATTCACCACGCTAGGAGGTTTTACATTAGGCCCTACCGGAACAGTTAGCGGGATAGTGCACAACCCACTGCCGAGCAAGTCCGGACTGGTTATATCTTCCACCGGAACGCACATAAATGTTTCTGGAGGATCGTTTGATCCCCCGTCTGCATTTACTGTTACCGGTAAAACAACATCTATGGTTCGCCGGACGCTTACATCAAAAATTGACAGGACTAAAAGCTATGACATCGGCCTGTTCCGCGCAACCGTAGACGACCCTTCTGAAAAAACAGCGGATAAGGTTTACTGGTCGGCTATGCGAGGCATACGCAATGACCCTCCATTAAATTACCCGGTTAAGATGGCACAGATTGCCATGCGCATCAAGGCGTCAGAGGGGGCGCAAAATCAGATTGATATAATTAATTGTATGGTGGAGTCGTATGCATGCAAGCATTTGGGCGGAGGGGCTTGGGAGTCAGTCCCGACTGGTACATCTAGCAACCCGGCAGCGCTGTTCCGCGCAGCGCTAACCCATAAAGCGATCGTGCGCGGTGCTGATGTGTCTGCGCTTGATGATGTGCTGTTAGGTGAGTGGTATGATTTTTGCGAGACGCAAGGATACAAGTACAACCGGGTACATGATGAGATACAAAGCGTATGGGATACGATCAGCGATATAGCTTTCGCCGGTCGTGCTGCTCCCTATAAGAGATTCGGGCATATGTGGTCCGTTACAGTTGATGGAATGGCTCGCAGTATCGACGGTCATATAACCCCACGCAATAGCTGGGGGTTTAGTTCGTCCAAGTCTTTAATAGATATGCCCCACGGCTTTAAAATTGGATTTAACAACCAGGACCAGGACTATCTGGCGGATGAGGTTATCGCATACGACGACGGGTATAACTCTGGCAACGCAACCGTGATCGAGGCGCTGCAGTTTAGAGGCATAACCGATAGCGATTTAGCCTGGAAGTTTGGCAGATTCCATATTGCCCAAGCACGGCTGCGGCCCGAAATGTATAGCGTGTATATGGACTTTGAGCATCTGACATTTGCACGCAATAGTCTGGTTAAAGTGCTGCACGATATACCGAGATGGGGTGATCATTGGGGCCGGGTTAAATCTGTTATCACGTCTGGGCCTAATGCTACAGGCGTAATTTTGGACGAGACCGTATCCATGGAGTCTGGCAAGATATATGCGTGCAGATTTCGGATGCTATCCGGTGCATCTTTGGTGCTAACGATCAATACCGTTGACGGGGACACCAATACTCTGATGTTTGCATCCCCGCTGCCTATAGCGAGCGCGCCTGTAGCTGATGACTTGGCAATGTTTAATGTGGCCGATAGCACTGGCGTTGACTTGATTGTGCACAGCATCCGTAGGCAGTCTGATCTTGTAGCGCAAATCTTTTTGGTGGATTACGCGCCAGCAATCTATACCGCAGATACCGGACCAATCCCGCCATTTAACACACAGATAACCGGCAAGCTAGTGCCCGTACAACTGGATGCGCCTATTATAGATCATGCTTATGCCGAGCTGTACCAAGGAGATATAGCAAGCGGAGAGTTTAAGCGACGCATCTTTGTGTCCGGGTCTGTCAGCGATGTGGACGTACGTACGCCACTGGCAAACCGCAGGTTTTTTGTGAGATACCGGGACGCAACAGCAGGGGATCCGTGGCAGGTTATATCCGTGGATACCGGGACACTCTATATAGAGGTAGAGAGCGAGGGCACGTATGAGCTGCAGGCCAAGCAGACCGGGCAGGTACAAGGGCTGCATGGATTTTTTAGCAACGCAGAATCACCTTGGTCTAAACCGCTCACGGTCGTAAATGTACAGACAGAATTTGAGCTTGGCTTGCCAGCGCCTACAAATGTGCGGGCATTTTATACGCTTGAGTCGGACGGATATGTGTCAAGGGTTAAGCTTAGGGCTAATGTCGAGTTAACCACAGGTGCTACACCGTCGGCTGTTGCTCTGATGTTCAGTGTGCAATCCGAGCCAAGAGAAGTGACAGTTACTGACTTTGGATCGTATCTGCTGGTCAATAGTGTTGAGGTACTCAATACCGGGACGTTCCAGATCTTAGCGGGATCCACCAAGGACGATATTGTTATAGCGCCAGCATCTGACCCACTCCCAGATATCAATCTGTCTGGATTTTTCTGGGCATCTCTGGATGGCATCGAATATAGAAAGGCAACATCTAATGATGCAAACTCAGTGCAGTTTGCCCAGCCATTTACTGCGGCTCCCACCATAGGTGCAAATGTCACCTGGGCGGAGCTTGCCTTTGCTGACGAGCGCGACGAGGAATTCCGCTTGCTCAATCTTGTGGCCGCGAACGGCAGCACTGAGGTAGCCAAGTGGGGAGAGATCACATTTATTGGTGGGCAGTACAGGATCAGCACGCCAGCGAGAGCGCAAGAGGGCACGACCCAGGTTACAGCGATCAAGGCGCAGTATTACCCGGCACCAGGAGCTGGTACTGACATAATCTATATCCCGGCCGCCAACTTTGTTGAGCTGGATGACGGGAGCTTCGAGGCATCCACCGATGTACACGTAACCATACCGCCGGGAGCGTGGGGGGCGGCCACCATGGCAACATACAGATTAAGCGGGATGAGAGTAGTTAGATCGCCTATAATACCAATTACAGATTGGAGGCCGGAATAATGTCATTGTATTTTCAGCCGTCGCCTGATGGCGGAGGAACAGAGTCGGATAATACGGCAGCAGTTGTAACCGCCCCAGAAACCGGGCTGGATATTGCGGCGCTTATCGACAGGCTTGCGGCAAGAGTTAATAATGCTGAGCGCAAGCTTGAGCACGCTGTATCGGCTGATGCTCTTGCAAGGATTATCCTTACAGACCGCGACATTGTGCTTATGGCGGATCAGGTAAGCATACTTGGCCAGCTGAACATTGCCGACTGGATACGAGATATAAGCGGCAACCCGACTGGCGGCATAGATAAGTCCAGTATGACCAGGATCACCGGGGGGAAGATCCAGACAGGGATTATAGAATCTACCAACTGGACAACCACAACCGGGTCGCAGTTTAACCTTGATAACGGATCGCTCACAACAGGCGGCAGCATCGCGCCGAAGTTTTCCGTTGACTCGCTGGGCAACCTAACCGCCCAAAGCGCGACAATTAAGGGCCAGTTAATAGCTGGTAGCGTGATAACCAATACCGTTACTGTCAGCGGTAGCGGTATGAGCATGCAGGATATCATCGATGCATCTGGCGGCACTTTTGATCTGCAGGGAGCGCTTGACGCTGGAGTGGCCGACATCTTGGCAGGGGTTGGCAGCAATTACAGGTTAGACGTTGATACCGCTAACGCATTTGTGGCCTTTAGGCACAAGGATGCTGTTTACCAAGGGACAGCGTCGCCCGGGTCAAATAAGCCCGCTCTAGGTATTTCGGCGGCAGGGATAGCAATGGGTTACAATCGGTCGTCAGACGGAGCATGGGTTAACTCTGTTGCGATATCTGCGGCTGGCAACGCTACATTCCTCGGCACGGTATCAGCCAATAGCGTGATAGCTAATACCGTTACAATCAGCGGCGGCAGCACTACCATGCAGGATCTTATTGATGCGTCTGGCAGCACGTTTGATTTGCAAGGCGCGCTGAATGCTGGCGTCACAAACGTGCTTGCAGGCATAGGCAGCAATTACAGGCTTAATGTTGATGCGGCTAACGCGCTGGTTACTTTCCAGCACAAGGACGCAGTATATAAGGGATCTGCAGCGCCAGGGTCGGTAAAACCCGCTCTTGGGATATCGTCGGCCGGGATAGCAATGGGTTACAATCGGTCGTCAGACGGGGCATGGGTTGATAGCGTGAGTATCGATGCGTCAGGTAATCCAGTATTTGCCGGGACAATCGCCGCCAATAGTATTATTGTTAATAGCGCGACTGTTGACGGCGTAACCTTTGGCGCCATCAAAAGCAACGCGGCTAATGGTGATACTGCATACACCGGCACGACAGATTTTCGCGCACCCGGAGCGCCGTCAAATCAGCCTATCATTGGGGCAGTTACAACCACGTCCAGCAGTATCGGTACGGTTGATATCAAGCTCACATGGTCATACACGCAGGGCGCGCGCAAGGCTGAATTTTTCTACCTATATGTGCTGGAAGGTACGACAAACCCTACCACTGCATCACCCATACTGGCTACAGTAGATGGGTCCGCAACCGATCTCACTATTAGCGGCGTGCCAATGGATAAGAGCTATCGAGTTGGGATTGTCGCAGCTAGAAAATCAAGTCTAGGGATCGAGAAGGGAGCGATCGTTAACTCATGGGCGCGTACTGGAGTAACCGGCAATATCACGGCAAACATTGACGGCACTTCGCCTAGCGGGGTTAAAAATTCCGGAATCACTTTGTCGTCAAATGGCACATTACTTGGCGCTGGTGGAGGGGCGATTACTGCTTTGGATTACGGCAATGTATCAGGCACTAAGCCGCCACCAGGCGCGACAGAAAATTTATTTACTCAGTCATCGTCTGATCCTTCCGGTGGGGTTGATGGCAATGCGCACTGGAATACCGCGACTCAAGTCATGTGGTTTCGCACGTCCGGGACATGGAAGGCGGGAGGTACGGTTAACGCGTCGTCTATCACAACAGGCACGCTGGCGGCTGCGAGGATAGCGTCCAACAGCATAACGTCGGATAAGATTAATGTTACCACGCTATCGGCAATTGCCGCCAACCTTGGCAGTGTTAATGCTGGGAACATTACTGGTAGCGCGAACATTGATATTGCGGGTACGGCCAGGTTTAATGGTCTTACAAGCTCTGGGGGCAGTAGCTGGGGTGCTGTCATTAATGATTCAGGTCTATCTGGGCGCGGCGGGGTGCTCGCCGTATCATCAGTGGCATCTTTCGAGGCAGTTCGCGGCTTTCACAGCAGCACTGGTGCTGGGGTGTCTGGGCAAGGAGGGGTTGGGGTTATAGGCAACGGCATAACAGTTGGCGGGATAGGTGTCAGAGCGGCCTCCTCATCTGGCCCTGCCCTGCAGGTACAGGGAACCATGACCACAACGTCATCCGCCACTGTCGCCAACTTGAGGTCAGCAACGTCGGTGTCGTCCGATACAGCAACAAATTCAAATTCGCTTGGCGGATTTTTGGCTGGAAACTGGGCAAGAATTTTTGCCACACCCGGCGGGACGGCCAATGCAGCTGGGGCTGGGATTCAGTTCGCGTCCAGCGTGCCAGGTGTTAGTTGGTCGGGATCCGGCAACACAGTTACCGCAATATCAACTTCTGACAGGCGGCTGAAAGATAATATAATGGACGAGACAGACGGGCTTGCTTTTGTCATGCGTATGCGTCCGCGCACCTATGAAATGCGTGATCAGCCTGGGAAAAGATATCATGGGTTTATCGCTCAGGAGATTAAGGGTATCATTACTGATGTAACCGACTGCACGGTTATTGAGAATGATAACGGCATGCTTGGGGTGGACTACAATGGCTTGGAATCAATCATTGTGAAAGCGATACAACAACTTAACGATAAGATAGAGGAGATGAATGCGAGAATTAACGCAGCCAGCGGTAACGTCTGAAGATATAATCAGTTACGAGCACATAGAATCTGCGCAGATGGCCCGGTGCTTAGTAGGAGTTGGCAATGTAATTGATGGAACTTTTACCCCACACCATCCGCAGACCTTTATAATGTACGAGTTCACCGGGGATCTATACGCGCAGCTAGTTGCCGAGGATACAGAGACCGGCAAGCCAGCAGGCGTATTCCGCAGGGAGGATCTTTGGCACTTAATAGATATACTCAGGAGCGCCGAATGAAACCACAGGAAAGACAAGATATTGTATCCATGATAGCAAATAACGTTGGTAGTAAAATCACGCTTGAGCTGTTACAGGGCTTTGCAGTGACTATGAGCAGGATGGTTGCTGCGGATGAGGACGGGACGTCAGATTTCTCAGAGATAGACGATCCTTGCACCCCACCAAAACAACAATCAATCTAGCCAAATGTCAACAATCCCACAACAGATCCAGGCTCTAAGACAGCAGGTACAGGCTCTGAGGGCCGTTATATCCGGGTCAATCGATGGCGCACCAGGATATGTGCGTGACGGCGACTACGTGGAGTATGGGTTTAAGGTTACGCAAGGTGTATCATCAGCAGATATGTATCTGGCTTTGGATGGAGCCGCCGACCATGTAAACCCTGACGTACAAGCAACACCGATACGCCCAGAGCAATACCCTAATCTTGCATTTGTTTATGGCCGCCTAGTCTATGCTCTCAATATCAATAAGTCGGCAAGTACAGACACCAGCCTATTGTTAACAGGGGCACCAGCAACAGCAGGATTCGGTAGGTACGATATTGTATACATAGCAGCGACAGCGGACGGATCGAGCGTTGGCATTACTACCGGAGTAGCATCCGCAGCAGCTAAAACAAACTTTGGCGGGGGTGGGCTTACTGCATCTTTCCCGGGTGCCTACGACCCAGCTATGCTATTTGGGATGATGCCATTAGCGCGGGTATACGTGGATACTAATGTTACAGGAATCGCAGACGCGCGCATATATAGCTTGCGCAACTTTACAAAACGCACGTAAATACAAAGGTTTATTATTATGGCCGTAGATCTAGGCATCACGAATACTAGCAGGTATTATACAACCCCTGATGACGCCAGTTTTACACTTCCCGATAGTGATTGGGCTATTATATCTATAGCCAGGTGCGACGTCGGCGACTCCGCTGCACAGTACCTTTGGAGCACAGGCAGCGCTCCACCGCTGGCCAATACCGCGCATGTGCTTCAGTCCGGTGTCAATTTGCAGATGCTCACGGCATATAACACACTTGCTAGCCAGGAGGTCAGCGGGGCTATTCCCATCGGGGACTGGCATATGTATGTCGCCACGCGCATTTCGGGGATGCTTTACAGCAAGATATGTTACCTCAACCCTGACAATCGCTCTTCCGTGTCTTCAACTTCCGGGGTCAGCGTGTCGGGATCGACATCTAACGGTGGCATCTTGATACATGGTGGGCGAGGCGATCTCTCGCCGAATCGCATGCTGCGAGGCGCGCTATCATGGGATGCGCTGTTGATCGGCAAGGGCCTATCCGATTCCGAAATTCTCGACCTGCAAGATGGTACCACTGTATTATTAGATGCTCCATATGCAGCCAGCGTGCAAAACGTGTGGCACTTTGACAGCGCGGCAAGCTCGACTATCGTTGATATTGTCAATGGCAAAGTGGCTACCAGGGTTGGCACAGGCTATGGCGCAGACGTCGCAGATCCAATCTTGCCGTTTACGACAGCTACAGGGAAAGGTATAAATCTTGTCCTGAGCGACAGAGCGTCGGGAGCCCCTCGTGCGTCAGTAACCGGAATAGTATACAGGTGGTACGATTCAACTACAGCAGCAGGAGCGCCAGTGGTTTTTGGCACAGCTGGCACCACAGACGCAAGCGGCGTATTTAACCTTGATCTTGCTGCGTCGTCATTGGATGCTGGGCAGGTTGGGTACTTGGTGATTTTTAAGCAAAATGGATCGGCAGCGCTTGACTGGCATTTCTCGGGGCGCGTCACGGTAGCGGCAATCTAAGGGCGCGCAATGGCTAATGTCTTTGATACCAGTAACACTGGCGGAGTAAATTACTTTGACACGTGGGATGCCACCGACGACGCAACGCTGAATGCTGTACCAGGCGCAGTATCAATAACCGGGGTAAGCACAGAATTACAGGCAAGCGAGATAACGGTAATAACTGCCATCGACAATTGCAATATTGAGCCTTCAACCATTGCAATAGTTAACCCTTCCGGGGCTAGCCCGCAGATCACAGTAACACCAAGACCGGCGCTAAATAATATAACACCAGGATACAGGCATTTCTACTTTGCGGTAGATGACGCCGGAGGCAAGACACCGGAATTTAGAGTTCCATGGACTGGCAAAGTTGATGGTGGCGCTAAGACCGGAGCATGGCGACCTGTATACACACAAGATCATGTTACATGGGTGCAGGCTAGTTCGGTTACGCTTACTGGTGGCGATCAGGTATTTTCGTTTCCAGCCCCACTCCCAGTCGGCGTAATATATATATCCAGTAACTTTACTGGCAGACAAGCGGATGCTGACAGCCTTGCAGTAGATCTAATCACAAACCACGCATCCATAGCGTCGCCCTTGCCGTCTGCTAATGCTAGCGGGGTTTTTGCTGTTTCGCCAGCGGGAAATGATGATCTTGGGCGACCTATTGGTGGCAATAACATGTACGCCATCAAGCTTGCGTGGGGCGGATCCACCAGTGACGGCAGGCGCAAACGCAAAATGATCTTTAGCGCAGGCTTGCACGCAGCAGGAGAGCAGCAGCAGTGGGCTACTTTTGTGGCGGCCATTGATTGGCTGATCAATAATGCTACCGCCGACGGGATACGGATGCGCCAGAATTTTGACGTGTACCTGTATTTCAATATAAACCCAAACGGCCTTCGACAAGGAAACTCACGCGGCAAGATTGGCACAAGTCTCGACCTGAACAGAGATTTCGCGGGAGGCACCTCGCCTGAGATAGCCGCATTAAAAACTGCGGTGCTTACGGATACTGCTGGCGTTTGCGATGTATACCTTGAGTATCATGGCGACGTATACCATACGCCAATATTTAACAGCGCCTTTACCAACATAGACGCAGACCCTGCCACAAGATCGGCCGCGTCGGCTGCAATGCTAGCAAACGCGATAGCAGAGTTTGGGATGGCGCCTGTCTACGTCGAACAGACGCCGAATGTAACAGGACTTTGGTTTCATCGATATTTGGTTAATGCAGAAATATCGATGTCCGTTGAAAACCCGGCTTTCGGAACAACCACTCAAGCCAACTACGATGATGTGGCCGAGAAGTGGATGAAATCAGTGGCTATCACTGACGCTCAAGGGCATCTGGCGATCACTCGGCCAGTGCAACAGACAGTAATCAATATGGGTGCTGTAAATTCTACGCGCTTGTATAGCATACCGACACCTAGCAATTACTGGATACCGGCATCTACAGATTTTTGTATTGTGGCGAGGGTCTATAAAGCTCCAGGCGCGCAAAAAGATATAGCATCGTACATAATGGCTGGCGGGGCATTATTAACAGCAAACAGCATGGGGCTGACCGCCGCGGGAGGATCGGGCAATGTGTCGTTCTATTTTGGCTCTAGCACGTTTTTAGATTCCGGATCAGAGCTGCCGGAAGGCGTATGGACCACGGTATGCGTATCTAGAGTCGCTGGATCGATAACTATCCGGAGGATTGCCGATGGTAGCGGATCAATATCTTTGTCTGGATCTATATCAAATAACGGCTCCTGCAATTTTTCGTCGTTACGGGTAGCAGGCGGCATTGATCGATACTGGAGAGGTGCGATCGATGGCGTGTCTATATTGCTCAACGATAATCTGTCAGATGAAGATCTGATTGCGCATGCGTCTGGAGGGCCGAGAGTGCCAGCAGGTAAGGCTGGCAATCTGTTATTGGATATAGATGGCACTCGTGAGATAGATGGATCGATTGCCGAGAACATACAGGCTATATCAGTGCCACTGTCAGGCACTGGCTGGCCGCTTGAGGATGCGCCTTTGCCGCTCAGTATCGAGCCGCTTGACGCAACCAGTGGCAGTGTAACAGTAACTGGTAACGCTGCAGACCTATTGACTGGCGAGCTATACGATACTGCAACCAGTGGCGGGGTAACAGTAACTGGTAACACTGCCCTATATCCCGCCAGTACGCTTGACGCTGTCTCTGGATCAGTAACAATAACTGGGACACAGGCCGCACTGGTGGAGCAGCTTGCTTTGTTTGCAACGCCTGGAGTTGTTACGCTTACTGGCTCTGACGCCTTTATGCCGGATGGCACAGGAGAGGTGTTTAACGCAACAGCAGCGCAAATTACAATCACTGGCGAAACCGCGGAAGCAATCGCAGTTATGATGCAGGCATTGCCAGATAATGTTATTATACGAGGCAATAATGCAGAGTTTGTGCAGTACGCTATACTCGATGCTATATCTGGGTCGGTTGTAATTAATGGCATGAGCGCATTTGCGCTGTCAAACATAATCAACGCAACAGGCGGAAGTGTTACAATATCAGGCAGTCAAGCATGGGCAACGGATCCGCCATTTATTGAGCAAAGATTTTATGCGGTACAGGAACAACGAGACCAAAACATGCTAAGGATAATACACAAACGTGGCGATACTTTCCGCCGATCATTTATAGCTCAAGACTCTGACGGCCTGCCGGTTGACATCACTAATTGCACCATAGAGTCACAGGTCCGCAATAAGAGCGGGACGCTCCTGTCAACGCTAGCCGTCGCCAAGACCGACCCAGTAAATGGAGAGTTTGATCTCACGGAAGAGGATACGTCTGGATGGCCTATTTACAGACCTGGGTCACCAACGCACTCGCTCTATATGGACATACAATATACCTACCCGTCTGGCACTATTGAGAGCACTGATACACTAATGATCAGCGTTAAGGAGGACGTTACCTTATGACTATAGCACTTACTATGGGCGGCATTAAAGGCCCGCGAGGGGCTGATGGACCGCAAGGGCCGGCTGGAGCGACGGGGCAGCAAGGGCCTGCCGGATCTGACGGAGCGCCGGGCCCCGATGGGGTGGGTGTTCCAGCAGGGGGATCTACAGGGCAGGTTTTATCAAAAATTGATGCTACAGATTATAATACAGCTTGGGTTAATCAGCCAGGTGGCGGCGGAAGCTCCCTGGATGGGTACCACAATATACTAGATTACGGCGCTACTGGTGGCGCTGATGACACAGCTGCCTTTGTTGCTGCTTCAGCTGCAGCGTCTGTGGATGGTGGGATCGTATATGTTCCGCCTGGACTATGGAGAGCGCAAAACGTACCTGTGATTTCAAATGTAAATTTCAGGGGTGCAGGGTGGAGTGCTACCACGATCAAGCTTATAGATGGAGCAACAAATCCATTGTTCAGGTATGGCACGGCTGATGATTGTCAGCAGGCGGGATGGTCTGACATGTCGCTTGAGGGTTTGGGGACTTCGGGTCCGGACGGCATAGATATGTCCACTGCGCTGTCATGGCAGTTCTCAGAAAATCACGGCCTTAGAATCTGGAAATTCAGGCGCGGAGTGACAGGCAGCCAGAATGATCGCAGGCCATACTTTGCATTTTGTCAGTTTTGGCAGAACGATGTCGGATATTACGTGCTGAACAATCACCCTCAAATATCAGGCTGCGACATCAGAGATAATAACTACGGCGTTAGCGGCATGACTCTCTATGACATGCAGATGACCAACACAATACTGATACGAAATAATTACGGTATAGCGCCAGACGTTGGCGGGTCTCTCTCACAATGCCTGTTTACGAACTGCTCCATTTTTGGCAATTATTTTATAGGTGCTAAAGTTGGGTACGGTGTAGAGTTCAGCGGATGTTTTCTTGTAGCTGGTGCTGGGATGGACTCAAGCAGCGTGGGGGTATGGTTTGATCAGCAGGATTCCGCATGGAAGGGTGGGGCTGTGAGGATGGAGTCCGTTGATGGATGGGGCGACGCAGCTTTTGTTATTCGCGGGAAGCAGGACATCACCATCGAAGGAGTGACCATTGAGGCGACAACCAATTTCATACGAACAGATCCAGCCGTCACTGTATACCGTAGACTTAAAGTTTTGAATTGCACCGGATCAATACGCGGAAGATTCGCGCACTTTGATACCGTTGGAAGTAACGGGTTCCAAGGGTGTGATATTAGCGGAAACTCAATAGAAGTTCCTGCAACCGGGGGGGTGCTAACTGCCGGGCAGGGAGTAATCGAGGTAGTTAAAGCGCTATCTACGATTGGCAACCACATAAAAGATAATACGATCCATTGCTTAGATGCATCGTATGCGGCTTATGGCATCAGGGTGGATGCATCGGCATCAGTTATTACCGGCAACATCTTGCGCAATACCCAGGGGATAAATGCACTAGCTTCGAATGCTCTTACTATATACACGGGTAATATAGTTCCATCTGGCGCGCAAGGGGCCATCCTATACGGATCGGCAACACCTGGCGCCATATCACTCGCTGATGGCGAGCGAACTAGTTTTGATGTTACGGTAACCGGGGCAGCTATAGGAAATTTCTGCATGTTCTCATTCGCTTCATTTGCGGGGCTTTTTGGGGCGACAACATGGGCGGTTGTTAGTGGAGCAAATAAGGTTACTGTGTACGTTCACAACCAGACTGGCGGCGCTATCAGCATAACAGCCAACACTTGGCGTGTAGCCGTACACGGAAACCCATAATTAACATCTTGGAGGTTGTAAAATGGCAACAGTAAACGTTTCGGTTTTTAACCAGTTCCGGGCCGATCTTGGCAACAAGATACACGACCTGGACTCAGATGTAATAAAGTTCGCCCTGGTTACGTCTGCAGTTGTTCCGTCAGTTGGAGCGGCGTTGCCGCATTTTGGTGGCACAGGGACAGTCAACTACGCAACCAATGAGTGCACGCCGGGCGGCAACTATACAGCTGGCGGCGTTACATTGGGATCCGTTGATTTTGTTATGTCTGGAGCAACTGTCCCTTGGCGTGCTGCTAAGGTGCTTATAGCCGTAAATGCATCAAATCCAACTGATGCTCGCTATGCGATCATCTATAACTCAACGGCAGCCACCAAGAGATGCATTGCCTTTATCGACCTTTTGGCTCCGCGCAATCTGGCAGTGGATCCGCTGGAAATCAGATTTGACTCTGTTGATGGAGTCGGGGCAATTATAGATATAGCGTGATAATGGATAGTAGGAGAGCGATCATTGAGAGGCGATCTTACGATAGAGATGATGAGCCTTGCTCCCTTACGCGCAATGAGTCGATCGAGATCATGGTTAAGTTGCATGATATGTGCGGTAGATTATCTGATCTTGAGCGGCTCAACCGCGAAGTGAGAGACGAAATCATTAGACGGCAAACGGTATTTGAGCGCATGGAGAAGATGGAAAATAAAATCGATATGATCCACGAGGGCCTGTATAAGGGCAAAGGTATCTGGATAGCAACTACTGCTATCACAGGAATTGCTATCGGGATAATATCTTATGTCACCGGGATGTTTGATGATAGTAACAAAAATTAAGGATGCGTATGAGCATTAGTGTGGATTGGAACCCTGAAAGATCCTGCATACTGCGCGGGCATCCCCCAGGCGGGAAATATGGGGATCCGTTCAAATGGACAATGACAGCGCGATTCTTAGACGATGGCGTGATATTTTTGACTGGGTTGTGTGTAACGGCAGACCATAAATTTACACTGTCAGACTGCGCAGAGCTGGAAAGAATGATAAAAGATGAGTTTAAAATGAAGCGCTGCAAATTTGATCGAGACATAAATGGCAGGCTAATTCGGAGGGAATATGAATAATCTATTTTTTATTTTTATGGGGTCGCTTACTATGTTGGCGGCTGGCCTATTGTTTGTGGTGTCGCTGTCCGGCCATATAACGAACAAGATTTGCAGGGCATATGCAGAGAATCTTTCTTTCGCAGGCTTGATCTTGATGTTGGGTGGAGCTGTTCTAGTTTCGTTTTTGCCAGGTTGTGCGGCAATTGAAAAGTATGGGAACGCAGTTACTAACGCAGGGATAGCGCACGAAGCAATATCATCCGGCGAGGTGGAGGCATCCATCAAATCCATAGCTCTAACGGCGGATGAGGAAAACAAAGTCAATGCCGCCAAAAAAAGATATGAGGATTTTATCGCTAAGTGGAGCGAGTCAATCGGGGACTTCGACGGGCTGGCAGGGCGCATGCAATCCTTTGACGCAGACTATAGACTGTTGCAGGCTGAGTACGATACTTTGTCAGGGATAATCTCAGCTAATTGGTGGAGGTATTCCCCGGAGCAAAAAGCCAATCTAAACGACTACAAATTGCGAGCGGAAAAACTTGACGCGTCGGTACAGGCTTTCATATCCGCCAAAAAAGGGCATCAAGCATTAATGGACGCGCTTACTTTTAGCGCGATGATACTCAAGGTGGTTTTGTGATCGATGCAATCAATGCGATATACCTGTCGCCACTGCAAAAGGGTTTGATTTTCTTTCTAACGGCTTTCGGCGTCATGATTTACTACTCGCTCGAAAATTACGTCAAGCAGGATCGCGTACAATCGATTAATTATTGGTTGCTGAAGTCCAACCCCCAGAAAACATATAAATGCGTTAAACGGCTTCTTGGGGTCACTGTGGGGGCATCGGCATTTTCGGTGCTCGATCAGTCATCAAATGTCGAGGTTTTGAGCTTTGCGGCAGCAATCGGCTGGACCGCGTACAGTGGGGAGGATAAATAGATGGGATATTTTGTAACCACCTTGGACGCCAGGATGCTAAGAGGGTCTGACGATGGCGAGGGCGTAAAATGGATCTTGCAATCGCCGCTTGTCTACCAGTCTGACACACTGGGAACGGTTATTGTGCCAGTTGGTTTTGTAACAAATTTCGTCAGTATGCGCAGGATCCCTTTAATGTATTCTCTGTTTGCGAACTTGGCTCAGGAGCCTGCAACTTTGCATGACTACCTGTATTCGCCACAAGGTATGCTGCCCAATGGAAAACAATACACCAGGGCAGACGCTGACGAGTCTTTCCGTGGAGCGGCTTATCAGGATATGGCTGGCACGTTTGATGATCAATCATCTTTCTTGGCGGTCATGGCAATGTTTAAGGCGTTGCTTAAATCTTGGGCTATGTGGGCAGCTCTGCGCATATTTGGCGGATCCCACTGGGAGCGGAATTGATGAAATTATTACTTACCACAGGTGATGATGCGCTACCGGGCCGGGGCGATATAAACCGGCTCAAACACCAAATCGAGGAAATGACAATGAATATTAATGATATTGCCGTAACACTAAATGCACTGACCGCAACAGTTAATAAAATTTTTGCCGAGGTCAGCGCGTTGAAACAAAATGCTAATGACGCACAAGTGGTCCCGGTCGAAGTCGAAAACGCTTTGAATGCTCTGCAGACCGCAATCGCAGACGTTGACGCCATCAACGCGGACACCACACAAGCCTAGTCATAAAATGACTGGCCGTTGATATACGGCAGGTCTTGCTTACGATCTATTGCAAGGTCTGCCGCGTCATCACTATAACCTGTGGCTGCGGCCATTTCCTGCCTTTCTGCTTCAATGTCTCTATGTTCTGCTCTTTCTGCGGTAAACTTGTCCGGGTATCTCTTGCGCAGTTTTGAGATATTAATACGCTGTGCATCTTCAAAACTTGCTCCAAGCGCTCCAAGTATCAGGGCATCATACCAGAGGCCATCCCCAACTTCTTCAATGGTGTTGCTTTCATCAAGTGGTTCGCCTTCTATGGTGCACTTATAGAGAGCTTCCAGCAATTCACCCGCTTCCGTCGCCTTTCCGATTATACCGTGCATGATGTCTATGGCTTGTTCGTCGCTATCCGCCACCCATGCAGGCAACAGCGAGCAATCGCCATTTATCCTGTCATGCTCTATTTTTTTCCCGTAGAACAAGGCTTTTTTAATTTGATCAAGTTCTCGCAGGGATTTTATGGCTGATGTCAAACAGTCGCGGAAATCATGAAAAGATACGCTTCCCCCGTGATAGTCGTCGGATCTGGTTCTTCTTGCTTCTTTAATATAGTCCATTTTTTTTACTCCAATCTAAAAATTCATTGTATGCCGCTTCATGTCCAAGGCATACGCTAACTCGTGCGCCAAGATTTTGGCACGAATATAAAAAGTCAAGCTGCCCATCACCATACTTGCTCTTGGTATGGTCTTTTCTTTTTAACTCTATTACCAAGGTGGGACTGCCAATACCTATAATATCTGCAGCGCCAGTGATCAGCCCTTCAGACTTCTCCTTGCTTATCTGGTAAGCAGTCCTGATGCCCTCGTTTCTGATATGCAGTACCGGCGCCCTTGGATGGCTCTTACGTACCATCGCAAAGAAAGTGACTTGCTCAGCCGTTTCCTTGGGGCACAGTCCACGAAAGGATCTGTCTCCATGAACAGTTAACCAATCAGGGAAAATCATCTATTTGCCTCCTTATTCTGGTAAATCGATATTATACTCATTGTTGACTGTCGCCAAACTGACAACTGTTACCATACTGCTTGCTGCTGCCGTACTGTTGGCTGTTACCATACTGTTGGCTGTTGTCAAACTGTCGGCTGTTACCAAACTGGCGACTGTCAGCAAACTGTTGACTGTTTCCATACTGTTCGCTGTTACCAAACTGGCGACTGTCGCCATACTGTTGGCTGTTACCAAACTGGCGACTGTCAGCAAACTGTTGAC